CCATCCCCTCTTCAGTATCGTCAACAACATCAAACATAATAATAAAATTAAATTATAAAATAGAACTAACTTCTGAACATAAAGCATGTAATCTATACATAGCCTCAAACTCGTCATGAGACAAGTCATCAGGATGTTGCCAGTCGATCTCGACCATATTATTAACACAATCCTGTAAATCCTCCAAGGTATTCTGATACCTACAATGAGACATATTTCACATAAGCAAAAAATTAAATTATAAAGTAATAACTGAGCAATTATAAATACTAGCCTCCTCAGTCTCAGAACAACAACCACAATTAACACCTCAATGAACAGCGTCCACCCCAGTCTCAGCCTCACCCTGGAATATTCTAGAGTCACACTCGTCACAACGAACCTCATATTTAGCCATAATAAAATAGTTAATAAATAAACTAATTCCTGCCCACCCCAACCTGGAGGAGCAGAGTCAATCTATATAGAAACAGGATTTTCAGCAGTACCACCAATCATCTCAGCATACCCCTCTCGAACATCAAAATCATTCCAACCAGGAGTAGGAGCCAAACCAACCACAGAACCACTAGAGTCAACCAAAACCAAACCAATCAACTCCATCTCAGGAGCGTCACAATCATTAGCACAATTTTTCTCAACACGAACCACACTAGGACCAGGCATATTTTTCATAACAATATATTTAGAAGATAAATAGTAGGAGCAACTGACTACAAAGCCAATACCTAAAAGAACACACACAGTATACCCGGAAACAAGAGATAAGCAAAAGATTATATTATGGCATAACAATGCCCAAAGTCAATGGTAACAAAAAGCCAACCAACACAAAAAAAGGATAAGTCAAGAGATAACTGTACACAAAAGTAGTACAACGATGGCGAATTATCAATGCAGTAGTAAGACGAGAGGAAATAGGTAAAACCAAAAGCAAAAAACAAGCCCAAAGGTAAGCCAAACCCTGACCAGGAGCCAAACAAAAAATACCACACGATAAGAAAAAGAAAAAGCAAGAAAAACCAAATCCAGGAAAAGAGCAGAAAAAACAACAAACCAGGAAAAAGACAACAAGAAACCACGAGAAACCTGAATATAGAGCCATAAAACAAGCCCTGTGTCTGCTCCTAAGCATAGCCCTGGCACAATGATACCTAGGAAATACAAGAGACCACTTAACATAAGAACAGTTATGTAAACCACACTCCAACAAGCCCACAACAGAGCCACGCAGACCAACACACCAACACACACCAAAACACCAACAACCAAACCACACATCCAGGAGCAAAAAAATCCACACAAACACAGCCACCCACGACAAGAGCAGGCACACACACACAACCAAGCAAATTTTATAAAATTATGATTGAAAGATTATCTGAATTGTCCAAACCTCTCAATCAAAAAAAACCCTGACCCCCTATTCTGCCCCACACCAACTATATAAAAATTTTCTACTCACTTTTATTATACAACAATTCTTGATTTTGTAAAGATATGTTATAAAAAACGCAAAACTGTAACATGAAAAAAAATATAAAAAAATTTTAGAGTGAGAATCTCCTAGAGAAACAGCTACCACATCACGAAAAGTATAACTTCGTTATGAAAGACCTATTATAAGATATAGAGTGCTTGATTTTGGTTTTGGTCGGTTTGTAGGATTGTTGAGGGAGATAGTCACTATTACAAAAGTATCAACTATATATCTATAAATGTATTGACTTTAAGACATTTCGGAATATACTGTATTAACTACCCAATAATTATTGATTAATGAATAGTTATGCTAACCTTAACAAAACAAGATATATGTTTGTAAAAAATAATATAGAACTGGATGTAATAAAGCTTATAGAAGATATAGGCGTGACTAAATTCGCATACCTTAATATCTTAATGCAGTCTATAGATACAAAAAATAGAATTCACTTTGATAATATCCATTTGTCTGACAGTAACATCAGAAGTCTAGTATCATTATTTAAAAAGAAATGATTTATACAAAAAATCAAACTAAAATGAGATAGTGTAAAAACATTTTATTTGAATCCTTTATATGCTCATAGGGGACAAACTCTGACTACAGGATTGTTTGAAGCGTTCGATGATGTGAATAATGGAAAAGTTTACTAATTAATTATATATATTATGTGTAAAATATGTAAGCAAATATTATGTAAACATAAATGGAAAGTAATAAATACATGGCGAGCTGAGAGTTGTAAAGATTTTGAACAATGTGAAAAGTGTAATAAAACTAGAAATATTTAAAAATTAACCAAAAATAATTATGGAATTACTAATTTGAATTATAATAGGAGCATACTTCTGTATATGTATGTTTAGATATGGAAGTGCAAATCACATGGACTCTAGAGATTTGACTATGTCTCGGAATGCATACAAACATTACGGATGGAAATATATTTTATTCAATAAAAAAGATAGATAATGAAAAATAAAATTACTAGACACCATACAATCCCGAAAAGTAAATGAGGAACAAGTCATTATAATAATCTTTTAAAACTTAAAGATGTTAAACATAGGGCTTTCCATGTTGTATTTGAAAATGATTTACCTCATGAGCAGATAGAAACACTATTAGATTTGAATTGAAATGCTTTAAATTATGAATTTACACAAGATATAACAGAATTCCTAAAAGAACGCACGATAGAGGATATATATAATGGAAAATGTTATATAGAAAATATTATTAATAAATTTTAAATTATGAAATGTTTAACATGTGGAAAAAATTTTCCATACCAAGAAACTAAAGATTGAATATATTATTGTTCAATAAAATGTTTGCCAAAAAATGTAAGTATAGATAATGTAAACCATCCACCACATTATACAACCTGAAAAATAGAAGTCCTGGACTTCATACTTGATCAGAAAATGAACTATATGCAAGGAAATTGTATCAAATATCTGAGTAGATACCCATATAAAAATTGATTGCAAGACCTGGAGAAAGCAAGATTTTATTTGAATAAACTTATAGAAACTTATGGAGAATCTTGAAAATAATCCAAATTGAATAGATAGACCAGATCCAAAGAAAAAAGAAGCAATCTTGAATTTATTCTCAAACTTTGCCTGGAGATTAGAAAATCTGTATTTTATAGTAGACGAAGCATGAGATACTATCCAATTCAAACCAAATACCATACAAAGGAGAATATTAAATAATAGGTCAGACTTTAGAGATATAATCCTTAAATACAGACAAGGTTGAGTATCTACCTTATTTATCATACTTATGTTAGATGAGGTTCTTTTTGGATGATATAATATAAATAATGTTTTTATTACACATAGACAAGACTTATTGGATGTATTCTTCCAAACTGCAAAATTTATATATGATTCCATACCTGACGAATATAAAGCATTGCTCCCAAGACCTACAACAGATAATTCAAACGAACTAGCTTTCCAATATACACAATCTTGAAAAATGCTAAATAATAGGCTTAAAATTTCACTAGATGTGCGTTGAAGAACTCCGACAAGACTTCATGTATCAGAATTTGCGTTTATAGATACAGAAAAACAAATAAAACTAAAAAATGCCATCGACCAATTCAGAAAAACTAAAATTACAATCGAAACTACAGCAAACTGAGTATGAAATGTATTCTACAATGCCTGTATGCAAGCAAAAAACTGAAATGGTTCTTACAAATTACTGTTTTTCCCTTGGTATATAGAAGAAAGAAATGTGAAACCAGTAAAAAAAGACGAAAACATGATATATGATACTCATGAAAAAAAATTAGTAGAAAATTATGAACTTTCTCATGAGCAGATGAATTGGAGGAGAGAAAAAATTCACGACGCAAATGCACTATGAGAAGATTGATATAAATTATTCGAACAAGAGAATCCAACAACTATCGAATGAGCTTTCGTATCTTCATGAGTTACAGTATTTGATCCAACAATGGAATATTCCATCAAAAAACCAATTAAAGAAATAGAATGATGGAAAATTTACCAAAGACCACAAGATAAACTTCTATTTTGAATAGATATGGCAGAGTGATGAGTGAAATGAGATTACTCAGCAATTTCTGCTAGAAATACAGATTGAGAAATAGTCGCTACATTTAAATGAAAAGTAAATGAAGAAATCCTTGCAAAAAAATTAGATTGGATATTCACATATAAAGACTTATGATGATTATATGTTTGAAATATATTACCTGAAAATAATGTATGACTGGCTTTTATAAACGAATGTAAAAAATATGTATGGTTCAATGAAAGGATGTTGGTAGAAAGAAAAAATGATAAAATGACAGGAGAAGACAATCAGGTTTTCAAATATTGATTTAGAACTACTCAAAAAAGTAAAGACCTAATTATTAGACAATATAGAGGAGCATTATACAAATGAACCATAGATATCACAGATGAATTATATTCAGAAATATTAACATATGTTTATGATAAAAATAATCGTCCAAATGCAATTTCTCCAAATCATGATGATTTACTGATGGCAGATATGATTGGATATCATTGAGTATTAACAGAACCAAATCTTTTAGAATATGATACAACCTATGAATTGCAAGACGAAAGAATTGACAGTTTGAGAAATAGGGATATATTACAAATAAAGATATGAGATAAAATAGATAACTCTAATGCAGAAAATTTACTAGAGGGATATACTAGGGAAGAATACTTTTAACTGTATAAAAAATTTGAACAATGGAAATAATAGCTATAACATCGATAATTTGTATGTCATTTATTATATATATGCAACAAATTACAATAAAAGAACTTGCAAAATTGATAAAATCGGATAATCTACAAGAGTATGAAGACTTAAAAAAAGAGGATTCTGAAGAAATTGAAGTATGA